AACCCTTGTTACACGGTCAGTTAGGCTAGTTACAAACTCTTCAGCAGCGTTCGTGGTTTTATCACCAAACAGCCCTCGTGCTAACTGGTTACCCCCTAGTGTCCTATCGGATACGACAGACAGTACAAGTCCAGCCATACCGGCTGTACGTCCAACCTCAGTAGCAAATTCTTCAGCTTCTTTTATCTGTGCATCTGACAGCGGTATAGAGCTAACACCCGCGAGTTCAGCGAAACGTGCATTTTGTTCTGTAAGCTGTTTTATCTTAGCGTCGTAACCTTCGCTGTACCCAGATGCTGCTGCACCACCAGTTTCTTCGGCAGCACCACTTATCATGGTGGCGCTAACCGCTATATCACTAGCATCTAGGTTTTCTGCAAATTTCTTAGCGGCATCATCGCCAAACTTCTTCGCTGCTGCGGCGCTTAACTTAGCTCCACCAAACGCCACACCACCAACGACGAACGGTATTATTTCTGATGCTGCTTCCTTAACAACAAAATCAAGGACGAACTCTGTAGGGTTTTCTGCGGCAGCGCCCATAATTGCTTTGCCGACTAAGATCCAACTATCAGAAGTGTCGAGTCCTTCTTCCTTTGCTTGGGCTTGCGCGGCCTGTAACCGCTCGTTTATATCTTGTAGCCCTTTTTTGTAATCTTCAGGTTTGCTCTCGCCTGTTATGTCGGTAATAGCTTTTAACGTCTTACCTAGTTCGGTGGACTCAGGATCTATACCTNCAAGCGCAGAAAGCCCTAAAAATGCGTTTGCTACGTCTGCCCCTGCTTCAATAGCAATGGCAGTGCCGATAATCCACTTACTGTCACCAGTTTCTTCTGCGGCATCTACAGCACGTCTTGCGATGTCATAAAGACCTGCCGCTTGTCCCACACCATTCTTATACAATGAACCTTCGTGATTACGACCTGTAGTTTCGTCTACTGTACCTAATGCGCGTAGGTAGGCTTCACGGTCATCGCTAGCACGTAAGTCATCAAGAGTAGCGGCGTCCAACGCAGATACAGCGTCTACAAGCCTACCAGTAAGCTCCACACCAGAATCTTCTAGTAACCTTAAATGGCTATAACCTTCGCCACGCAACTCTACATAGGCGTTCATAGCATCTAAGCGAAAATCTGCGGGGCTAGAATTACCTCCATTAGCGCGATCTTCTTCATACATAGCGTTAGCTATTTGATCTATTGCCTGTCCTAATAGCTGCCCTTTTACAGAGACATCAAGATCACCAGAAGTTACATCATTCAAACTGTATTTCTGAGTACTCCCGTCTGGCGCTGTATACTGTATTGTAGGCGCTTGACCTGCGGTACTTGCTAAAAGAGATTCCAAATCTACATCAGGATCATTAAGAAGATTTATATCTGTTATGCGGTTAGTAGGTGTAGAGGGGGGAGCACCCGCAAAGGATGCGTTTTTAATATCATCTAAAGAAAGCAAAGACCCTACCCAGTCTTCGCCGTATCTGTCTTTCATAAACTTATTGGCTGCGGAACCTTCGGGTACAGCAGATAAAACATCATTTATAGTGGCAAAAGTTAGTTTTCTTTGTTCTGGATTGGCTAAAAAATCCCACAGGTTGGGCTGGTCTGCAAAATTAATTCGTATTGATTGGTTTGGCCCTACAAGAAAGGTATTAGTATCTTCATCAAATGTTGCGCGTCTTTTCTCAAGCCTCCAATCGGACACTTGGTTTGGCCCCTTTGGGCTTTGTCTTGTTAAGGCGTTATACTCTTCTTCGGCAAGTTTTTGCGATGCGGCTAACTGTTCTGGCAACAATTCTTTGGTGTATGGAGCTTGTATTGCTTCAGCACCACCGATGTTATCAAACGCACTATTTGTTGCGGCGGCAGTTACATCTGCTTGGCTTGGTGAGAACAGACCACCTATAGCCTCACCAGTACCACGCAGCACCTCACCCACCTTTTCAAAAAAGGTGTCTTTGTTTATACCAGCTATGCCGCCACCAGATAAAACGTAAGTGCCAAGTCCCACAGACAAAGCATCTTCAAGCTCAATACCTTGCGCTAAGGCTACTTGAGTCTTAACTAAACCATTTACTAACAAGTCTTGGTTTACGCCTGCTCTAGCAAGCAATTCGGGGGTAAGTCCCACTTTGCTAAGGGTAGTGGCAGTTAGATCAGGGCCAAAAGCTGCAATTACACCCGCACCGAGATTACCGCTTATAGCGCCGGAACCTAGTTGGGCTGTCGCATATAAAAGTTTTGCTGTGTTGTATTCTGTTAACGCTTGGGCAGCTAAAGATGATGCACCGGGGCCAGCAGCGGCAAGGGTTTCATAAGCTGTTTTAGCATTACCTAGTTTCTGTGCGGCAGTTGCTCCGATAAACGATAACCCTGCACTTTTTAATACGTCTTCAAAGTCTCCGCCAGCTACAATGGTTTGCCCTGCGGCTACTGCTGCGGTAGCGGCGGCTGTTGAGCTAAATATCCCTGCGTTTACAAGCATTTGCGGGGCATAAAACGCAACAGCTACAGAAGCTATAATTTTAGCGGCGTTTTGAAAGTCCTTGTCTTTAACTTCTTTTGTACGTATTTCGCCATAAGTAAACGGGTCGTATATATAAGTAGAGCCGTCTTTTGTCTGTCGTAGGGGAGTAACGTCATACTTACCGTACAACGCTTGTATCATAGGATCTTCGCTATACGCGGCTTGCAATGCGTCTTGGTAATTTAGTCCGCGAGTTATCTGTAGATAAGGTATCTGCTCTTGGAGAATGGGTTCAATAAACGAATGGAACTCAGAAAGTTGCGCTTGCGAAGAGTTTGTATGAGTTTGTAAGTTGCCACCAAACCTTCCTAGCTGCTGCGCTACAGGAGAAAAATCTATTCCATAATACCCACCAAGAACGGTAGCAACTTGTTCTGGCGAATCTGTGATGGACAATACGGTGTAAGCGTTTTTTGCTTCGTTCTCGTCACGAGACTTGCCTTTTTTTAGTACATCAGTGAGGTACGCAGGAGCACTTGTAGAGTTTATGTATTCATTTGGACTAATAGTGAATTTTAAAAAACCCGTAGTAGTGCCGCCTTCACCCCCCACAATATCCGCGTACTCGTTAATATCGGAGTCATTAAGGACTTCGGCATACGTTTTGTCGTACCAGTCATCTACTTCGTCTACATCATTTATTGCGTAGTAGTCAGCACCTTGTGCTAATTTAGCTTTGTATGCTTTGCGAAAAGCTTCGGCTGAACTTTTAGGTAGCGCGTAAACTGTGTTGCGGCGATCTTCGTCTTCTTTTTTAAGGCGCTCTTCTTCCTTCCGACGTTCTTCTTCTTCTTCTTCTTTTTTAAGGCGCTCTTCTTCCTTCCGACGTTCTTCCTCTTCAAATAACTTTTGAAACCTTAGCCTGTCTTCTTCCTCTTGGCGTTTTATAGCTTCAGCAGCTTTTCGGAGACGTTCTGCTGCTTTTCTAATACGTTCCGCTTCTGCTTTGGCTTCTTCTTCTTTTGCTGCTTTTTCTCTTGCTGCTTTTTCATTGGCAGCTTTTTGCCTAGCAGCTTGTTCTCTTGCTGCTTGTTCTCTTGCTGCTTTTTCTCTAGCAGCTTTTTCTCTAGCAGCTTTTTCTTTAGCAGCTTTTTCTTTCTCCCTTCGTTTTCTTTCTTCTTCTTGTTGCCTAGCAAATCTTTCTAGGTACCCCTCGTCAAAATTAGTATCGCCAGCGCCACCTTCACTCATTACGATACCTCCAACAAACTAGCAACAACGTGCAATCTATTAGCGGTTGCGGCAGTAACTTTTAATATTTCGGATTCTTCTACTACTAGAGGTGCGGTAAGTAGCTCTACGGTAGCATTAGCGCCTACGGCTTTTGTATTGAACACACTAAATACTGCCGAGGCAGAGTTGGTCAGAGTCACTGTTATGGTGTCGGCATTACCAGAGTCTTCAGACACCAATATAGACTTAACGATGGTCGTCGTAGCTGTAGGGCATGTATACAGTGTAGTTGCGTTAGTGGTAGTTAAATCTACCTTGGCGTTTTTATAGAGGTTAGCCATTAGCTAAGGAACCAACTGTTAGCCTCAGAAGCATCCGATATATACGAATCTCGCACGGCTTTATCTACATTGTTAAAGTATATACGTAAAGTATTGTTTAATTGATTTTGATATTCCACGCTGTACACAGAACTAGGTTGTGGCAGGGCAGGAGCAACGAAGTTTACATAATATCTAGTAGTATCAATACTCATTACCGTCTCCCGTCTGCACGCATATCAATTCTCGGCGTACCTAACTGCCACGTAACACCTTCTCCAGTAGACTCTATCTTAACCGCTAACTGTCGCCCTCGCACTCGTGTATTGAGTTGTTGTGTAAACGCTTCTACTGGTAACACCGCGCTTCGTGTAATTGTACCGTTGCTAGATCCTCCTTCGGATAGGGGCGAGTTATACCCCGCACCAGAGTTAGCAAGAGGTAACAAAGTCATTGTTGCAGCAGGGGCGGCGGCTGTAGAACCTTCAAAAGTAATATCCGGTATAACCCGCCAGATAAACGCAAACTGATGCCCGTCTTCTATATCAAACTCAGCAGAGGATATATTTGCCGCAATCGCTGCCGGTGTCGTAGTCTGGTTATCATCTGTACCTTGCTCATGGTTTACAAGGTTATAACTGTAAGTAGCAGCAAGTGGACTTTCTCGTAACCCAGAATCCAGCCACGCCGTACGCTCTAGCGTACCGTAGTACCAAATGTCTTCTTGGTAGTTATACACCACGTATCTGTTTGAGGTTTGTGAATCAGAAGAACAGTAGAACCACCATATTTCGTGAAAAGACTCATTCGTACCGGCAAATACCTGATCGTACTGTAGGGAGTTAAAGTCGTTAAATATGTACCTGCGAATATCACAGCGTAGTGGTTGAGTTCGCCCGTCGTACTTATAGAACTTATCTTTACCCATCCAATAGGCCACACCGTTAGCGTAGGCAACGCAGTTCTGGGAAGCTGTAGAGGTGTTTTCTCCTACTAATTGTGCGCCCCATACAGCAGGTGCTCCTACGTACTGCAAAGAGTAAAGTGCAGAATCAGTCCAGACCAATACTTCTTGGCGAGCTTGTGCAGCCGCAACAATCTGCGAGCCGTTAGACAACCGTAAATCGCCTGCTTGGTTACTTGCGGCGGGGGTCCAGTTACTTACGCTTTCTTGGTCTGCCCATCGTATTAACATAGGGTCGAGCGTAGTACTACCTAACGGGTTAGTACCAAAACAAAATACAAACCGGCTTATATCAGAAACAAGAATAAGATTTTGTATAACGGGTACGTTAGATGCCGTGCTGGGAAAAGCATCTGCGACTAATTGTGCGCGGGTGTTTGTGCCATTTGTAGCATCCCAGTAGTAGACACCTCCGCCGCGAGGGCCAAACACTAAGTCTTCACCAAAATTAGTTTGGCTCCAAATACGAATAGCTTCCGCATTAGTGCCTCCTGTACTCCACACACTCGCACTCCAACTACCAGCGCCCCAACCTACTAGCGGTTCAGCGAATTCGGGGCCAGTGTTTAGCTGGTATGCACCGACTACAGAACTTCCACCATTACCTGTGTCCGACGAATTTGCAGTGGCTGTGACGGTTACTGTGTACGTGTTTGTAGTAGGAATAGGGCCGACTTGATATTCTTGGTTTAAGACGTTTGCGGTTATATTGCCGCCAAGAGATGCTGCTCCACTAAAAGTAACAAAATCACCTTCGATAGCACCGTGTGCCGTATCGGTAACAGTTATAATGGCGCTACCATTAGTTGCAGCGAAAGTTACATCACCAGCAGAGGTGGTAGCGCGGATAGGGGTAATATCATTGTATGCACCACCATTTTCAATATAAAACTTTAGGTTAGTGCCTACACCGATCAAATCCTGTTTAGCTAACGTAACCCAGTTATGTAGTGACCGGCAGACGCCTTGAAATATGGTATCTGATATACGTACCCACCCACCGATTTTTTCAGGCATACCTTGGCGAAATCGTACCTTGTCGCACTCATACCAACCGCCTTCGCTTGTGTACCGCGTATTTTCTCGGTTTACTCCGGGCTTAAACTGTAACTTCTGTAGAGGCATTAGCGATACTCTCCAGTCCTTATCATATCAGTCACCTCTATGGCACGGTTGCCGACTTGTTTGGCCCAACGGCTATCCATAAACTCATCAGCGGCAATGTCAAACTGCTCACGAGACATAGCTTCCAGAGCGTTAACAAACCCACGCAGCCGCGTAATACCTAGATTGAAACACATATCAACCATCGCGTCTCGTCTAGCTTTGTTTAGCCCTCCGTACCAGTAGTACGCATCTTGTAGCTCTTGGTGACAACGCTCTAAGTCGTTATGTAGTAAATAGTCAACCTCATCAGGCGACAAACCTAACCCAGACTCTGAGATGTTTCGGCCTACACCTATTGTTTCAAAACCTGCGGTGCACAAATACACCTTAGACTTGACGCCTTCGTGGCGTTTTATCATTTCAATTAGCTCACCCATTACTTCTCCCTAGCTACGGAGTTAACCTTCTCGTATGAACGCATAGCGCCCAAACCGAGCATTCCCATCATAACGGGAACAAGGAGCGTTGTATCTATTTCGGGTAGGTCTACCCAGATGCCTAGTATGTTGGCAATAATTGTATTATAGAGTAAGCCCAGCGAACACACCCAACCGATACTCGGCCTCCATCCAGCAACAAATAACGACTTATGTGCAGCTTCGGTCTTGTTTACGTCTAGCTGGCCCTTCATAAGCTCTTGGGCGTGTCGCTCTGACATCGTAGCAATCTCATGGGCCAAGGCGTTCTTCTGATCCTTGTCCTCAATAAACTTATCAAGTAGCCCTGTAACCGGCCCTACTAATGATGCGACGATGCTCATAGTTTAGTCCCAAGTTTTTGTGTTACTGCGTATCTTCTTCGGTATACAGTAGGCACTTATGTTGTTTTGATTCCGCTGCTGCTTGCTTATCTTAACTGCTCCAGATTCAACGTAGTACGCGAATTGATTGCAGCGCGTCACATCCCGAAAGTAAAACTCTTCTTTTAAAGGCTCTCCGTCAACAATAACAATTAACAGAAACGCCATAATCATCGTGTTAAAAACGCCAGTAGTGCACCCACTGCCGCTGGCACTAAAACAATCACCACAAGAAATATCATCGCGTATTGCGTTAATTCTTTCCTAAACTTACGTTTTCGAGCAGCTTCGGCTTTTAAAAAAGCTTGTCGATTTTTACGAGCTTCGGCTTGCTTTGTCATCATCTCGTTCCACAAATCCATTCGGTTTGTGGCAAGAAATACTTCTTTTATGTTTTCTCTGCTCTGCCTAAGCGTTTCCTCTACCATCACCACTTTCATAGCTTCGGCTTCGCTCATGCTTCCACTGTTTTTTGCGCGTTGCAGATCAAATTCTGCTGCACCAAGCTTTCCTATATAGCCCCCAAGGCTTTCTATATTTTGGGCCGCTCCCGCAGCCATTTCTAAAGCTTTACAGGCTGCTGAGACTGCCGCAACTGCCTCAAGTATCATGGTTTACCCAATCAGAAATTGAGGTAGAGCAACACCAACAACGACAGCTACATATACACCCCAGATCATTGTTTCAAGACGATCAAATCTTTTATCGCCTGACTCAAGCCTACGCTCAATACTTTCGTACCGAACAGCGCATTCTTTTTCGTGCGATTCAATTTGAGCTATAGCTTTTTCTGTAGGAGTCATACCTTTATATCTACTTTCTGCGTTGGCGCTAGAGGTGTAGCTTCAACACGATTGCCTTCTTTTGTATAAACTGTAGGTATAATTACCTCGATCATTTCCTTTATGGGTTTACCTTCAGCACCAGTTCGTAGGCGTTCTTGTTTCTGAACAGCTACTTGTTTCCAACTGGCTTGAGTCGCACTGTTAACAGAACCTACGTCCATTAGCCCTTAGTTTTCTTTTCTAAGGTCTTTTCAAGACGCTTCGCTTGGTCAGCGTGAAGCTTACTTGCACCTTTAAGTTCTTTAATCATCTTACGCTTTTGCGCGTCAGTCATAACACCCATTAGCTTGCCTCTGCTTCTTCTTCAACGGGCTTAACTGCGTTGACGATAGCTTCGCTGTAAGCATTTAGTACG